TCCGGTCTATGGTTACTACACAAATACTAGGATTTTAAGATGAACGGTGCTACCGCCAAAAATATCAACAAACGCCATCCCGACAGCGAAGAAATGCTGCCTATCTGGGAGAAATGCGAGGACGCACGCGAAGGCCAAACAGCAATCCACGAAGCGGGCCGAACGTATTTACCGGCGTTATCGGGTCAAAGCAATTCAGAATATCAGGCGTACAAACGACGTGCTGTCTTTTATGGGGCTATGAGTCGAACCGTTGACGCTTTTGCGGGCATGATTATGAGAGTGCCGCCGAGTGTTGATAATCCCTCACCTTATCTGGACGATGTGACGGGGCATGATTGCAGTCTGTCAGAGTTTTCCGGGGAAGTCTTAGAGGAAGTCTTAGTCACTGGCTTCGGTGGTATCTTGGTGGAACACTCACCAATGGCTCAAGCGGTTACATTGGCACAAGCTCAAGCTTTGGGTGCGCGTCCATACCTGGCGTTATTCGATGCCGACTCGATTATTAACTGGCGTAAAGACGGTAAGCGCATTACCCAGCTAATTCTTGAGGAAGAAGAATACATCGCAATCTCAGAATTTGAGGGTGAGGAACAGTGCTTTTACAGGGTGCTGGACTTGGACGACATGGGCAACTACAGGCAGCGTAAGTTTATCGAGAAAGATAAATACTTTGTCCAGGTCGGCGATGATATTTACCCGTTAATGAATGGCGCCAACCTCAAGGAAATACCGTTTTACTTTCTGGGTGATGCGGATGAATTACCCTTGTTGATTGATTTGGTTGATTTGAATATCAGTCACTACATGATGGAGGCTGATTTAGCTAACGGCCGACATTTTACAGGAATACCACAGCCTTGGCTGGCAGGCGTACAACTTCCTGATGGTGTGACTTTATCGGTAGGCGGCACTAACGCTTGGGTTTTCCCTGATCCACAAGCCAATGCTCAGTATTTAGAGTTCACAGGCCAAGGACTGCTTTCTTTAGAGAAGGGAATAGAGAAAAAAGAGGCTCAAATGGCAGCTTTAGGTGCCCGTATGCTTTCGGATACTGTTGTCGCTGAGACTGCTACAGGTGCAGGAATTAGATCATCTGGTGAATTTTCTATACTTGCTCAGTTGTCAGATAGGGCAAGCAAAGTATTATCAAGGGCTTGTTCATTTATGCACCTATGGGCAGGACTACAGGATGTTTCGATAAGGCTTAATACTGACTATCTTCCAGCAAGATTAACTCCTCAAGAAATTCAATCATTAATTGGCGCATGGCAAGCTGGCGGGATAAGCTCAAATGTTCTTTTTGATAACCTTAAACAAGGTGAAATTATAAATTCAGATATAACATTTGAAGAAGAACAGGCAAGAATAAACGAATCATTACAGTTAGTTACGCCACAACTTAAATGATATAATAAGCAAGTGGAAGCAGTGCAATCAACACTATTTCCACTCTAATCAATCAGACGTTAGGAGTCATCATGCTTAATACAATTGTATCATCAGAAAGCGGAATATACGCAATTAGAAACACAATAAACAATAAGGTTTATGTTGGGTCGGCAGTTAATTTTAATAAGAGATTTATTAAGCATAAAACAGAGCTAAATAATGGAAAACATCACTCACAAAAACTAAGTAGGGCATGGGTAAAATATGGAAGCGAGGCTTTTATATTTGAGATATTAGAAATAGTTGAAGATAAAATTAATCTAATAATACGCGAGCAAGTTTGGATTGATAGTTATGACTCTAGTAACAAGGGTTATAACATGGCTGGGATAGCAGGATCAGCACTAGGAACAAAAAGAACGCCTGAGCAAAAAGAAAGAATGAGCGCAATAAAAAGAAATCAAAGCCCAGAGACTAGAGCAAAAATAGGTCTTGCTCATAAAGGTGGATTTAGAAGCGAAGAAATGAGAAAGAAAATATCAGCTTCTCTAATGGGGCTAATACAATCTAAAGAGACTAGATTAAAAAAATCTTTATCAGCTACAGGAAAAAAGAAAAGTCCAGAAGCAATAGCCAAGTCAGCAGCAAAAAGAGTAGGCAGAAAAGCATCTACAGAAACAAGATTACTTATGTCTATTGCAGGAAAAAATAGAGCGCCAATAAGCGAAGAGACTAGAGAGAAATTAAGAATTACTAGCACAGGACGTAAAAGATCTGTTGAGTCCATCGAGAAATCAGCAGCAGCTCATAGAGGAAGGGTAGTATCAAGCGAATCAAAAGCCAAGCAATCAGAAACCTACAATAATAAATCTAAGGAGGAAAAGGATAGGCTTGCAAATATGAGGCGAGGCGCAAAAAGAACACCTGAGCAACTTGATAGAATTAGAACTGGGCAATTGGCACACCAAGAGCGCAGGAGAATTTTAAAACAAAAGGTAATAGAAGATGCCGCTAAATAAGATCTTATTTGACGATACTATCGAGCTACACCTCGACATGGAGCGCGTGGCGATACAGTCACGGGCAACCATCGTTAAGCTATTAGAGAATCTTGAAAAAGAACTCATTGCAAAGGTAGCTGATGGCGTAACCGATTGGAGCAAGGCACGAATTGATAAGCAACTCAAGGAAGCCAGTGCCGTCATCAAGCAATATTATGATGAGGCGGCTGGTATCGCGAGAGATACGACAACCAACGTGGCGCAAGTATCAGCGAGTGCTACAACTGACTCGCTATTGATGGCGGTAGGCAATCAGGTTGCTATGGCGGCTATACCGACTGCTAGTTATCTGGAAACCTTAGCCGGTAACACGATTATACAAGGGGCTGTTCAATCTGCGTGGTGGAGTCGTCAATCCGAGGACACCGCGTTTAAGTTTCAGTCGGCAGTCAGGCAAGGCTTAGTCGGTGCCGAGACAACGCCCCAAATCGTCAAGCGTGTACGGGGTGTGCTGGACATATCCAAGCGCAATGCGGAAACGCTGGTGCATACGTCTGTTCAATCGGTAGCCAATACCACGCGAGAGAAAATATTTGCTGATAATGATGATGTTATGTCAGGCAAGGAATGGTCGTCTGCATTAGATCGTAAAACCTGCCCGACGTGTGGTGCTTTGGATGGTAAGCGCTGGACGACTGACAGCAAGCCCATTAATCATAGTATGGCTTACAGAGCGCCCCCAAATCACTGGCGTTGTAGGTGTTCAATGGTGCCGGTACTGAAAACATGGAAGGAGCTGGGTATTAACATGGACGAACTGCCCGACGGTACACGCGCAAGCATGGAGGGTCAGGTTAATGATAAGAGCTTCTCGGACTGGCTCAAGCGCAAAACTGAAACAGATCCGACGTTTGCTGATAGAACACTTGGTAAGGGCAGGGCTGAGTTATGGCGTAATGGCAAGATAACAATGGATCAGATGATTAGCGGTGGAAAGCCATTGTCGTTGGCAGAGTTGAAAGGGAAGTATGGAGCGCCTGATTCTTTTTGGGCAAAAGGAACACAGCAAGCACCTTGGCATGATGCTAGTTTTGCTAAAAGCCCTGATTGGATAAAGCAATCTATTAAAAACTATGATGGAAAGTTAAAGAGGGTTGACTCATCAAAAGGAGGCGCCAATTATGAAAATAATGTTGTCGATATGGGTAGTAAGTCTAATAATTTAGAAAGCTATCATAATCAGGGAACTTGGAGACATGAATACGGTCACTTTATTGACAATAATATAACAAACAGAACCACTCTATTTAGGAGTAGTCAGGCTGATTTTTTATCAGCTATGAAAGATGATACAGATAAAATACTTGATATATCTGGTTTTGGTCGAAAAGGGATTAAGACTGATGCCATAAGGAAATCAAGAGAAATTAATGCTAACAATTTAAAAGCTCATCTTGAGTCATTAGATAATGATGGTATTAAAAAATATATTGATTTAAATGCGGCTAAAATAGGATTATCATCTGATGATATAGATAATTTCTTTTATAAAGAAACGGTACATATAGATAATAATTTAGATAGGAAATTCAGGTCAGCCTATTTAATAGATGCGGTAATTAGAAAAGATGCCGCTGCATTTATGGAGTCATTATTAATAACAGATGATCCTATGTCAAACATTAGGACTTATAGAAAAGGATTAACTGGTGCATTTTCTGATCTTGTTGGTTCTGCAACAAAAAACAAGCTACTTGGCGAGGGAGCTTATGGAAATGGAGGTCATTCAAATTCATACTATGCTAGGGGTAAAGCATATGCGCCAACAGAGGTTTTTGCAGACCTAACAGCATTACATGGGAGTGATAGTATTTTTTGGCATAAAGTAACAGAAGAATTTTATCCAAAGCTAACAGTATTATTTAAGGATATTTTAAAATGAAAGATCAAGATATGCTTGATAAAGCCTTTAATGAGGCTGCAAAAGCTTACTTAGATAAGTTTGGTGGAAGCTTGCCTATTGGTATTGGTTATCCAGAGTTAACAACTGATCTTTTATTAAAAGCTGTAAAAGAAGATAAACAGATAATTGAACTGCCATTAAAAAATGGAGCCATGTATTAAATGACAACCATTACATTTGACACCTTAGAACTGGTAGACAAACTCAAAACCGCAGGCATACCACAAGAGCAGGCCGAAGCGGTTGTGCGTGTTATTGCTGATGCTCAAGAAACTTTAGTATCTAACATTACACTTGACCACCGATTAAAAGAGACTGAACTGCGATCAGATGCCAGATTCGAGCGCATTGATGGCGAGTTAAAACTGAATAGATGGATGCTAGGTATTATCATTGCTGGCGTTATGTCTCTAGTCTTAAAAACATTCTTCACCTAAAACACCCACGAACACTCACCCCAAAGCCAGCTTAACCGCTGGTTTTTTTATGCCTGTCACTTTTGCTAATGAAGTGCTTCACATTCGCTTAGACATA